ACAACTGGATATACAGTATATGCTGGTGGGTTTTCTGGATTTGATGATGGTTATTCAAACAGCCCAATAACCTTACCTGTTGCTTTTTCAACAAATGCTCAATCATCTACTAGTTTATACATGAGTACAAACGGGTATTTCACTCTAACATCAGGTGATCCATCAATTTTATCAGGTCCAACAACTCCTAACCCCGCAACAATGGCGGGTAATCCTAATGATAACTGGTTACAACCTGGATTAATTAATTCAGATGGTGATACACAAAACTGGTGGTATCAAACCGGATCTAATGGAACAGGAAAATACTATGTAAAAAATATAGTTTATGGAGGTACATATGGTGCTACAACCACTCAAACTTCTTGGTTAGCAAATTTCTACAGAGATAGTACTTACGAATGGTTTGAAACAAGAATTAAATCAAACTCCAGAGGTAATGCTGGTCCTTATAATGCTTCAAGTGTTGCACAAACTGCTGCTACAACAAGTAGGGTATGGAGGGGAGATTTAAATGGACAAAATTGGACTTATTTAGGAACAGGTAGTGTAATACCTTAAAATAAAAACAAAATAACTTGGAATTTTAAAAATAATTAATTATATTTATAACATATGGCTATTCAAACAACAAACACCTTTATTTACAATTATGGAACATATACACAACCTTATTTTCGTTTAGTATTACATATGCCTGCTAATGGACAACAAACATCTGTAGACACATTTATGTATTCTTCACATGAGGCTTATACATCAGGTTCAGGACATATTACTTGTTTACCTTATTATGTTACTTCATCTGTAATACCTACTTCAACCACAGGTTCAAATGTAATGAATAAATATTTATATGCTGTGTCTGAAGAAGTAAAATCAAATTTATTAACTCCTATGTCTCCTAGTTCATCATTTGAGATTGTAGGTATTCCCTCATAAAAAATAACGTTATAAAAAATAAAACATGGAACCAGTTACTTTAACTATCGAAGAAATCGAGAAATTCAAAGAATTTCAAGCAAAAAACCAAGAATTAATTAATTATTTGGGTCAAATTGAGTTGCAAAAACTTAATCTTGAACTAAGTAGAGACCAAATCAAACAAGACATGATTGGAATGAGTGATGAGCAAAACAAATTTGCACAAGACATTCAAACCAAGTATGGTGAAGGTCAGATTGACATTGAAAAAGGAGTATTTATTCCTTTTAATTAATACAATTAATAATTAATTTAAACTTTTAAACAAGCACCTCTTAATGGGGTGCTTTTGTTGTCTTTGTTAATATTTATAACATATGGCAGCACTATCAACTTCGGGAGTTTTAAACGGTCAAACAATCCAGGCATCCCATGTAACCCAATTAATTGATGCTTTTACGGGTGTTAGTTATGATTTAACAATATCTGGTACTTTCAACGCAACGGGTTCAACAATTACAGGTAGTATTTCCAATGCTACAAGTGCTTCAAAAGCAAACACACTTTTAGTATCTGCTTTAGGAGGTAATACAGAATATTTTGTTCCTTATTTACAAACCACTTCATCATATGTGTCTGCTAGATTTGATGCATCAACATTTACATATAATCCAGCTACAAGTACATTAACTGTTACAGCATCAAGAGCAGTTTCATCATCATTTGCTTTAACTACTCCTCCTCCAATACAAGTAGCAGGTACTATATATCCTAGTGGTAGTGTTTCTGTTCCTAATTCTAATTTAAAAATGATTGCGGGTGCAAGTAAAACAGGAAACGCACCAAATACAGTAGCAATTAATATTACTGAATTAGTAGGTAAAACCTTAGGTCAAACAGCTTTTGTAACATCAACCGTTTCTGGTAGTGCTGGAGTAAATAATTCTATAGTAGTAAATAGTTTAACAGGAGGTGCTTTAACTTTTGAATCCTTTGCTCCTAGCACAGACTTCTATTATACTATAATCTATATTTAATTTTTTTAAACTCTTTATCATATTTATAATAAGACAATTCTAAACAAAACATAAAAAATGGCAGAAACATTAATATCACCTGGTGTACTTGCTAGAGAAAATGACCAATCATTTATCACAGCACAACCTGTATCAGTAGGAGCCGCAATTATCGGCCCAACTGTAAAAGGTCCTGTTGAAACCCCAACATTGGTTACCTCTTACAGCGAGTATCAAAACAAATTCGGAACTACTTTTGTAAGTGGAGGCGATGCTTACACATATTTTACATCAATAACCGCTTACAACTATTTCGCAAATGGTGGAACTAGTTTATTAGTAGCTCGTGTAGTTACCGGTTCGTACACATTTGCTTCAAGTTCAGCAATTTCAGCCTCAACATTAGCAGCATCTCAACCATCAATTGTATTAGAAACAATTTCAAAAGGTACTATTATGAACAGTACCTCAACAGAAGGTTCTAATGGTCAATTAGCTAGTGGTTCAGCCGATAATGTAAGATGGGAAATTCAAAACTCAAATACAGCATCTGGTACTTTTGATTTATTAATCAGAAGAGGTGATGATTTACAAAATAACAAAACCGTATTAGAAACTTGGACTAACTTGTCGTTAGATCCTAAAACTCCTAATTATGTAGCTAGAACAATTGGTGATTATACTCTTAATTATAACTCAGTTACAAATCAAGTAGAAGTTTCAGGTTCATTCCCTAACAGATCAGCATATGTAAGAGTTAAATCAGTAAATTTATTAACTCCTGATTATTTTGATAATAACGGAACTCCAAAACCTGCATATACTTCTTCTATTCCAGTAGTTGCTAGTGGATCATTTGGTGGTGCGATAGGAACATTTGGTGTATCTAATATGTATCAAACAATTACGGCAACAAACACTCAAGGTGTAAGCAGTGGTAGTTACGCTAATATGGTTAACTTATTAGCTAATACAGATGATTATAAATTTAAAGTATTATTAACTCCTGGATTGGTAGATTCATTACATACTGGAGTTTGTACTTCAATTATCTCAAATACTCAAAACAGAGGAGATAATATTTACGTTCTTGATCCTGTACCTTTTGGAACAACAACAGCAGCATCAGTTGTAGCTCAAGCAGCTACTCGTAATACTTCATATGCTGCAAATTATTGGCCTTGGGTTCAAGTACAAGATCCTGATTTAGGTAAAAATGTTTGGGTTCCTGCATCAACTGTAATTGGAGGTGTTTATGCATTCAATGACAAATCAGCTGAACCTTGGTTTGCACCTGCAGGTATTAACAGAGGTGGATTAGGTCAAGTAATCCGTCCTGAACAAAAATTATCTCAAGCTAATAGAGATACTTTATACAACGGTAAAGTTAATCCTATTGCTTCATTCCCAGGAACTAGAGTAGTAGTTTATAGACAAAAAACATTACAAACTAAAGCATCTGCTTTAGATCGTGTAAATGTTCGTCGTCTATTAATTGAACTTAAGTCTTACATTTCTCAAGTTGCTTTAAACTTAGTATTTGAACAAAACTCAATAGCAACAAGAAATGCATTCTTAGCTCAAGTTAACCCTTACTTAGAATCAGTACAACAACGTCAAGGATTATATGCTTTTAAAGTAGTAATGGATGATTCAAATAACACAGCAGATGTAATCGACAGAAATCAATTAATTGGTCAAATTTATATTCAACCAACTAAGACTGCCGAATTTATCTACTTGGATTTCAACATCTTACCTACAGGAGCTACTTTCCCAGCATAATTTTTTAAAAGACTAATATTTATAACAAAATAAGAAAATGGCAATTTTAAGCTCAAACGAAATATTCTTCACAGCCTTTGAACCAAAAGTTCAGAATAGATTTATAATGTATGTTGATGGTATCCCTGCGTATATTATTAAGGGTGTGAGTGGTTTAGGATTCGAACAAGGTGAAATTATATTAAACCATATCAACACTTACCGCAAAGTAAAAGGTAAGTTGAGGTGGAATGATTTGAACTTGACTTTATTTGACCCTATTACTCCTTCTGGTGCCCAAGCAGTAATGGAATGGGTACGTTTACACCAT